TGCATAAAGTCAGATGTAGATGGCATGCCATTTATCCACTGCATATCTTTTTGCGGTTTGAAAAAAGGGGCTTCTGCTTTTTTTTCTACTTGTTGACTACCAGACCCAGTATACAAGTCTAAAAGTCCATCCCTTGAACCCGAATCAGTTGATTGCGTAACTGATGAACCGAAAAATGGTTTCATATTATTGTGCTTAAATTCAAAAGCTTCTTTTACTTCTCCCGTCAAAGAAGTATATTTATTGTGGTAATTTTCGGTTTCACTTTTCACTTCTGCAGTCATTTCCAGCTTATTTGTATTTTTGTTTAAACCGGAATAAATTTGATTGGTATATCTATCATCTCTCCCTTCTTTATTTTCAACAGGATAATTTTCGGGTGGAACTTTGGTATTTACTAAACCATCATTGTTTACATTTGAAGATGTAATACCACTAAATCCTTCTTCTTTTTTCTTATCATTTGATAAAATATACATTATACCTAAAGCGGCCATCGGTATTGCGATTTCTGCCATTATACTATATATAAATTATAATATTTTCTTTATAGTTTATTTATTATAATTTATTATGATTATAAATAAATTATAAACTAAGTAAATATGTTTATTGTATTAAATCAGTGCATGGTATAATGGGAACATGACTGTCCTTTTCTAATATTCGCGTGTTTAAATTGTTTTGAAAGGTCAAGCATACATTTTCTTGTGGATTTAAGTGAAGAGGTATGGTGTGGTCTTGTTGAAGATCTCGATACAAAAAACCAGGATGCGTTGCTCTAGATTGACCCGTTATTTCTTTTGCGTGTGTAGAAACCTTTACTGGATTTGTTTTAAGTGGTTTTGCCACCTTATAATGCCGTCCATATCGCTGTAATTTTTTATCTACATTTTTCAAGTCACTTTCTATATCAATTGGATGACCATTTGAAACGGTTTGAAGATTTGCACTCCATCCCATATGTCTTATTTGTGGATCATTAAATAAGGTAGGTCTATCCCCCCAACCCGGTGTATCTAAAACATATCTTCCAGGACCAGTTGATTCTTGTAATAGTTTTTTTGTTCTGCATTCATCATAATTATATCGTGTAAAAGCCATTAATATATATATTAATTATTTAATTTATTTTTAATAAATAAATTAACCTACTATTATTTCATATTATTTCATATTATTTCATATTATTTATATGGGTAGTATTTTATGATATAGTATTTACTTTTTATCTCTAACATCTACTAAATTTTTTATTTTGTTTAATTGTCGCAACTTTTCTCGTATCACATTTTTAATACTAGTTATATCTCTTTCTAAATTTGTTTGACGACCATCCAATACCTTATGATTTACATTTAAATCCTTAACTGCTTCTACCAACAAACCCATTAAACTATTATACATAATAGATTTGTATTCGCCTCCATTGTTTACCACTTCGGGCACTACCTTTTCTGTTTCTTGTGCTATCAATCCCATATATACTTTTTCTTTATCAGGCAAGTCAGTTCTAGTATATGTAACGCCTCTTAATGCTTCCACCTTTTCTAAAGCAAAAGGGATGGTATTGATATTTGTTTTCAATCTAGCATCTGAACTCATAGTGACAACGCCATTTGTATTAACATATTCTACCTGTGAATTTCCTAATTGTATAACATTGTTTCCTATTGCTGTGCTACCATACCCAATGGCAGTAGAATTTGTGCCATCGGTTTTGGCTAAATATCCTATTGCGGTTGAACCGGTGCCACTTAAATCGATGCCATAACCTAATCCAGTTGAAAATTGTATAGATGAATTAGATATATCTGTAGATGATCCAATTAAAACATTACCTTGTGGTAGATTAGCATAAGATGAAATCGCTTTAATCGTATCTCCAGTTGAAGTGTTCCCAATTATTATGTTGTCTTTATTATACATCAATACGGTTTTGTTTAATGATATATCACCATTTATCACATTTAAACCAACTGTTTCTGATGGTTCACTTACTGAATATGTATTTACGGTTAAACGACCATTCAAGTTTCTATAATCCGAATCAACACCCGCAACTGTTTGTGATAAATCATATAAATCTTGCGATACACTATAAATTTTTTGGATAACGGTTCTAAAACTATTTTCACTTTGATCTGATATATCTCCCAATGTAAATGCGATTTCTTCTAATGTATCAAGATAGTAAGGTGCGTTTCCAATTAAATCATCTATAATATGATGAATATCACCACTCATATCAGACAAGTCTCTAACAGTAATACTTCGCTCTATACTAATTTCACGATTTAATTCACTTGAAGTATAACTTGATAAATCAGTAATTTTTGAATGAATTGTTTGAAATGTTAACGCACTTAAGTCGCTTATATTAGTTGAAACTTCGGCACTGAGTCGCGATTTCTCCAGTGATAATTCTGCAGAGGTGTAGTTGGATAAGTCGGTAATGTCGCGCGCGGTTTCGCTGCTTAAATCGCTGATTTCAGTGGATAGTTCTACACTTAGACGGTTTTTCTCAAGCGACAGTTCGGCAGAGGTGTAGTTGGATAAGTCGGTAATGTCGCGTGCGGTTTCGCTGCTTAAATCGCTGATTTCGGTGGATAGTTCAACACTAAGTCTGTTTTTCTCAAGTGACAATTCTGCGGATGTGTAGTTGGATAAATCCGTGATGTCGCTACTGGTTTCACTACTTAAGTCGCGGATTTCGGTGGATAGTTCAACACTAAGACGGTTTTTCTCCAAGGATAGTTCGGCAGAAGTGTAGTTAGATAAATCAGTAATGTCGCGCGCGGTTTCACTACTTAAGTCGCGGATTTCAGTGGAAAGTTCTACACTTAGACGGTTTTTCTCAAGAGACAATTCTGCAGAAGTGTAGTTAGATAAATCAGTAATGTCGCGCGCGGTTTCACTGCTTAAATCACTGATTTCAGTGGAAAGTTCAACACTTAGACGGTTTTTCTCGAGTGATAGTTCTGCAGAAGTGTAGTTGGATAAATCCGTAATATCTCGAGCGGTTTCGCTGCTTAAATCCCTGATTTCATTGGACAATTCAACGCTGAGGCGATTTTTCTCCAATGACAGTTCTGCAGATGTGTAGTTAGATAAATCTGTAATATCTCGAGCGGTTTCGCTGCTTAGGTCGCTGATTTCGTTGGACAATTCAATGCTGAGACGATTTTTCTCCAAAGACAACTCAGCTGAAGTGTAGTTAGATAAATCTGTAATATCGCTCGTGGTTTCGCTACTTAGATCGCGGATTTCAGTGGAAAGTTCAACACTAAGACGGTTTTTATCGAGTGACAATTCTGCTGATGTATAGTTAGACAAATCAGTAATGTCGCGTGCTGTCTCGCTGCTTAAATCGCGTATTTCAGTGGAAAGCTCCACACTGAGGCGATTTTTTTCAAGGGACAATTCTGCAGAGGTATAATTCGATAAATCGGTGATGTCGCGGGTGGTTTCGCTGCTTAGATCGCGAATTTCAGTGGAAAGTTCAACACTAAGACGGTTTTTCTCGAGTGATAATTCCGCAGAAGTGTAATTAGACAAATCAGTGATATCACGCGCTGTCTCGCTGCTTAAATCACTGATTTCATTTGATAATTCAACACTAAGACGGTTTTTCTCTAGTGACAGTTCGGCAGAAGTGTAGTTGGATAAATCAGTGATGTCGCTGGTTGTTTCGCTACTTAAATCGCGTATTTCATTAGATAATTCAACACTAAGACGATTTTTTTCAAGTGATAATTCCGCCGAAGTGTAGTTGGATAAATCAGTGATGTCGCGTGCTGTCTCGCTACTTAAATCGCGGATTTCAGTGGAAAGTTCAACACTAAGACGATTTTTTTCAAGTGACAATTCGGCAGAGGTATAATTCGATAAATCGGTGATGTCGCTGGTGGTTTCACTGCTTAGATCGCGTATTTCAGTGGAAAGTTCAACGCTAAGACGGTTTTTTTCAAGTGATAATTCTGCAGATGTGTAGTTAGATAAGTCTGTAAAGTTTTGTGTAGTTTCACTACTTAAATTATTTATTTTAAGAGACAACTCAGAAGATGTATAATTAGATAAGTCCGCAATATTTGTATTTAAAGTGGTAAATGTTAGTGTTGACAAATCTGTAATGTCTCGAACTGATTCACTACTTAAATCACTTATTTCATCGGATAATTCTACACTTAGTCTATTTTTTTCAAGAGATAGTTCAGCGGATGTATAGCTTGATAAATCACTTATTTCAGCGGATATTGTATGAAAAACGATAGATGATAAATCGTTTAGTTCATCTGTACCTATACTTTCATTACTAACCGATATAATTTCATTTGATAATTGAACAAAATGTTGCCTTTCTCTCCCAGATAAGTCAATAAAATCATTGATTAGTGTGGCCACTCTACCATCACTTAAATCAGTTACATAGTTTTCTAGTTCTAATAATGTATTAAGCGATTCACTTGCTCCACCTATAACATTACTAATGTCCGTGTTTACCTTATCATTTAAATTACGACTAATGTCTGCAATATAAACATCTACATAATTTTCAACAAATGATTGTGCTGTAAGAGCATTTAAAGACTCACCCCATTGTCCATTCACAAACACTTCTAAACTACCAGTTGTTGTATTTATGCGTAAATAACCATCTCTAAGAACGGTTGGTCTCTCTGCGGTTGACCCAACCGGTATTCGAATAGCATGACTATCACTAATATCTAAAATAATACTATTTGGTCCATCATCTACTTTTTTAAATAAAACCACATTTTCACTTGCGTCATATTTCACAAGGGTTTGTTGATATTCATCTCGTGTTAATATACCCGTTAAAACACCCGAAAGTTTATTCATAGTGGTTTCAGATTGATTTCTAGCTACATCATTTACATAAGAAAAATGGTTTACTAAATATTCGGCGGTTTCACTAAATCTAGATTCATCAATGTTTTTTTGTATATCAGCATAATCATTTAAATAACTCATGTATATATATATATTTTAAGTAATTAAAATACCACATATATCATATATGGTATTGTAAATAATGTAAATTGTAAATTATAAATAATAAATTGTAAATAATGTAAATTAATTGTTAGTGAAAGGACCGGCCGGTCGTTGTTTATGATTGACTACTAAAGGTTCTGGAACAAATGCAGTTGGTAGTTCAAAGTATCGTTTAAATGGAAGCGTATTTAATTGAGGTTGAAATTGCGGTTTACTTTCTACCAAGTTTGTGCTATTAATTCCCATTAAATTACTTTCAATATCGCAAGTATTATTGGAAAATGTATTATGATAAAAAGAATTGGACATATTACCTGGATTTATGCCTAAATCAGGTAGAAATGTTTTATTAGGCATTTTTTTGTTAATGTCCATCTCATAATTATTTACATCTTGGTTTATCTTTTTTTCTCGCAAATATTCTCTGGGTAAGTTTTTCAGTCTTGTCGATGCCATTTAATATAATATGTTATTTTTTTGTATATTTTTTGGTGTATTATTTTGATTTAATATTTAAGTTTATCTTACTAATAATGGGTTCTACTAAATGTGAACGGTCTTCATCGTTGTTTATTAGTGAAGATATAAATGGATATGTTAAATAAAAGTAATCAAATGCAAAAAGAAAAATAAAAATGGTTTTATTGTCCATTTCAAATGGCCATCTTTGTTCTAAATGCTTTTGTAACACCGGTAATATTTTTTTAAGATCGTCATTATCTTTGTATGTATCATACAACGCTTCTACTTTGGTATTTACATCATCGCTGAATTCTGTTAATTTTACAAATTCCAACAGTTGTTTTCTATATGTAGTATCAGATTCGTCGCCTTCCACGGTATTATAGTTAACGACGATATTAGTATTATACATGTTTATAATACTAATTTTGCTAGTTGTATTTAAATTATTTTTGCTTGTTTAAGTAATCGTTGTCTCTAGACATATCTCGCGAAGGTAATCCACCGCGGATCCATCCTTTGTTGGCTACACCTTCTACTAAATTATTAGGGTTTTGAATAGTGGCTTTTAAGGTTGGCACTAAATCAACATCGGTTGTTCGAAACGATTTTTCAGTAACTTGTCGGCAACTTTTCTTATCGGCAAAATAAGTTCCTTGTTGAAGTTTGCTTTCTTGAAGTGCGTCAGATTTGCCTCTTCCTAGAAAGGGAACGCTTTTAAATGGGCGCTCTTGAAGACTGATTCGGCATTTTGGGTTTGTTTGAATCGTTCCAATTCTAAGATTGGAATCGCTTTCTACATTGCATCCATTTGCACCAACTGTTCCAGGACCTCCATTATAAAATACATTTGGTTGTTGTGTAGCAAAGCTGATCGGTTTTTTCATACCACAGTTATTTTCAAAATAATTTTTTGTAGTATAAGAACCAAAATGTTGGTTTTGAACATCACTTTCCGATAATCCAACAACATCATCATTAATACCAGTTAAATTATAAAATGTGTAATTAAAAGTGCTAGCATTTGCCATTCTTATATAAATAACATAAAGATAATTATTTTATTTATTAATTTAATATATATTATTTCCTAGTCTTCTCATGTTTTTAGAACAAGCATCTTCATCTCCTTCTTTACACGACTTCATAGAGCCATAACAAAACATAGCAAAGTCTTTTTGATTATTAGGAACACTTGTATTTGGCATAGAATGGAAATTTCGCATCATATGTTGATGACTTAAATTATCTCCTAAATTTTTGTATAATTTTTCATCTTCTAAATTTGATTTGGCTTTTTCACTAATTTCTTTTCTAATATTGGGATTATAACTAGGAGCGGCTTCTTTGCGATTTGGTTTATCATGTATTTCAGGTAACAACACATTCATCATCGGGTTTTGTTTAGTTGGTGTTGTGAAGTTTTTCTCCATTATTTTATCAAACTGCGGTGCGTTGTTTTCAAAGCCTTCTTTCATTATATCTTTAACTTGTTGCGCTTCTTCTTCCTTTTTTATTTGAATAAAGTAAATCGCCACTATAAAAACCAAAGTGATAACACCTGTTACTATTATTTTAATATTTTTCGACGCAAAATATCCTAAAATAGTTAATATTATAATAGTTCTAGTAATAGCATTTAATTTTCTAGAAGCACTAAATCCTTTGTCAGGCCAAAACTCAGCTATCCTTTCTTTTTTAAAAATAATAAGCGGATCGTCTAACCAAAATTTATCAATATCCATTTAATATATAGTAATGAGTTATTTTTTTATTTATAACCAGTTAATTTTGTTGTAAGTTGCTTTTCTTTTTCTTTTTCTTTTTATTTTTCTTTTTATTAAGTGGTTTGCTTGTCGAATTGCTGGTTGCTTTGCTAACCTCTTTATTACCAACGCCATCCATTTGAAATGTTTTAAATATAGAATCGATTTCGCTTTGTATTTCTTGATATGTTTTCTCTACGGGAGCTTTTGTAGATTGTTGGGATTGCTGTTCTTTTGTTTGCTTTCGCTTTTCCAACTTTTTCAACATTCTATCCTTTGTATTGTTTTGCTTTGTCATTTCAGCCATTTTTTGCTGCATCGCACCAAAATTGATTTTACAGTTATTAGGTATCATATCACTTGGGATATTCATCGATTTAAACATTTTATCCATGTTTTTCATCCCCGGCATATTTTTCATTTGCTTCATTAATTCACCAGCTTCTTGCATTAATTCTTTTTCATTGATTTGCCCTGATTTTATTTTACTGTCAATCTTTGAACCAATTGATTTAACCATCTTCATTAATTTGGTAGGGTTTTTAAAAAGAGTGCTAAAGACATCGTTTACATTTTCACTTCCTGATAAATCCAAATTCATTTCACCAGCTGTTTCTTCTGCTATTTCAGATGCTAATCTACCTAATTTTCCTTTTAACAATCCATTGATGTGATCATGTATTTTTTCACTATCCGGCATGTTAAAGTCTTCATTACCAGATGCGTCATTTTGGTTAAACATGGAACCGTTTTCTTGGAAAAATTTACCGATGTCATCCATTGATTCTGATATTTTCTTTTTAAATTCGTCTTCGTCTATTGCTTCAAATAGCTTTTCACTATTGCCAAAGTATGAAGCGTCTTTTACATTTTGAATCACGCAAAATAAAATTAACTGCAGATATTTCCAAATAATATTTCTAGTTTTTTGCGTCAAATTTTCCTTCCATAACTTGGAAAAATCGATGTTAGGAAGAAACTCGGTTGTTATATTTTCATCGGTAAATATAGATTCATTATTGTATAAAATATCGAAAAATCTTGCCGGATACACCGTTTTACAATGTTGAAATAAATAACTTAATGTATCATTGTTGTCTAATGTAGAATACGGCTCTATATAAGAAGCCAATTCTGGAAAACTAGTTAATATATCTCCCATAAAATCATTCATTAAATTTTTAAATTCACTAGGAATTTCTTCACTGCCATTATTTGATACATCAGCCATATATAGACATATTTACTAATATATTTAAATTAAAGTTAACTGAAATATATTAGATATTTTATCATTTATATGCAATTATAGTATAGATAATACTGTTACTTATATTTACTGCATCGCATTATACATCTCCGCCATCTTGGTTAAGTTACCTAAATACTTCATTGTTTTTCTTTTATTATCATCCGATAAAGTTTCCCATGATGCCTTCATTTCATTTATAAAACTATAAATATCGTTTGAATCCCATTTGGTATTTTTCAAATTAGAAGAATAATCCATGTTTTTGAAAAAATCAAAGTTTTCAGAGTAAATTTGGTCTTTATATTTTGAACCAATTACCTTATGCCACATTTTAATTAACTTACTTGGGTTAATTGACTTTATTTGAGATGAAGCCGTTCTAAATGTTCGTATTTTAACGCTTTTAGGATATACTTTTACGACTTCATCTAAAAATTCCATGTAGTGTTTTGAAAATGCTTTTGATAAAGATACCTTATCCATTATAATATTATGTAATGTATTTTTTAAGTAATTATATTAAAAAATATATTATTATTTCCATAATATTAGTAACAATTACTTAGTATTAGTTGAAATTTACTTAGTAGTTACTTTATTTCCATGGTGCGTTGTTTTTGTAGTTTATCTAAATCGGTTTCTCGCACTTTATCTGGTATATAATCTTCGGGCGGTGTTTCAATTGAAAGAGAGTCATTTAATGATACAAAACTATGCATTTGACGCATACCGCCTTCACCCTTTGCGGCCATTTCATCACTTGATTGGTCTAAATAAGAATAGTCATCTGACATACTAGTTCCCATTTCTGTGTATGAATAAGCAGACGGTTCTAAATTATCTTGCGTCGCAATCCCAGTTTCTGCGTTGATTTTTGGCTGGTAATAGTTCATGATGTCTTTTCCATACAATACACGATAACCTTGATACAATAGCAAAATAGCAGGGACTTTTTGCACGGTTTCAGGAAGTAATACTTGCTTACCTCCATCCAGCATTAAATATGTTTTACCTTCTTTTCTTGTCCGTTTATCCACGCAAACAAAATGAATATCTTTTTGAACAGATGTTTTTGATAATTTTCCTATAATAGAATCACAGTTTTTACAATACTTACTATAATACAATACAGAACTCATTTACTAAATGGGAATTTTTTTATATAACAATTATAACGAACTATTATAATTGTTTGTAAATAATTGTAATTAATGATTGTAATTAATGATTGTAAATTAAATTGATATAAATATATTTATTTATATGTATTTTATATAATAATGAGCGATTCAATGAATAATTCTAAATCTCCAGAAAATCAAGAGTTCTCTAGTTCAATACCTTTACCTAAAGTGGATGGTATTGTTGAAGAACATGACATGTTAAATTTTAATGTAAGTAATACAAATGTAAGTATTGTGAATGGATTAAGAAGAACAATCATATCTGATATTGAAACGGCTGTTATTGATACAGATGATAATTCAATTAATATTGAGCATAATACCACAATGTTTAACAATGAAATATTAAAGCAACGATTAGGTTGTATTCCGGTACATGTTGGTGATTTAAACGACAGTGTAAAAGATTTACAGGTGGTTATTGATAGGGAAAACCTGTCTAATTCTATGGAATATATCACAACCAAGGATTTTAAACTGGTTGATAAAAAAACCGGCAAAGAATTACCTCAAGATAAAGTAAAACAACTATTCCCCCCTAATAAACAAACTAAATCATATATACTATTTGCGAGACTAAAACCAATGATATCAAAGGAAATAAAAGGTGAAAAATTAAAACTAACTTGTAATTTAAATATTAAAAAAGCAAGGGATAATGGAATGTATAATGTAGTGTCATCTTGTGCCTATAAATATGCGATTGACAGAGTAAAGCAAAATGCGGAATGGGAAAAAATAGAGCAAAAGATGCGCGATGATGTGGAAGAAGCGGAATTAGCAAAATTGGAAGAAAAAATCGATTATGAAAAAACAAATTGGTTTAATCATGATGGTTTGCGTTATACAAAGGATGGTTCTTATGACTTTTGTATGGAAACATTGGGTATATATACAAATAAGCAAATTATAAGAAAGGCGTGTGATATATTGATAAGTCGTTTAAGCGACATACAATCCGCAAGTGAAAATGGCAAGTTGTTTTCAGTAAAGGAAATGCCAGTTGCTTTGAAATACTCATTTGACATCATATTATATAAAGAAGACTATACAATTGGTAAAATATTGGAGTATGTTATGCATTACTATTATTATAGAAATACAAGGTTATTATCATTTGTTGGATTTTCAAAACCACATCCACACGATGAAAACTCCATTATTAGGATCGCGTTCACAGATGATAATAAGGATGTAGCAAATACGGCAAATGTCGTTGAAATACTACATAATTCTTGTATTATTGCCACCAATGTATTTAAAGAGTTGAAAACCAACTTTCAATAACTAACATGCTACTTAGAGTGTCGCAGTTGAGCGTGCGTATAAACAATAAATAAAAATAAATGTATTTTTATTTATTCCATATTACTTACTTACTTATTATTACTTACTTATTATTACTTACTTATTTATTATTTTTCAAAATGGGTATTAAGTTGTTGACCGACCATTAGAAATGTCGTACATTTGGGCATGTTTTTGATATTATGGGCATTTATATAGGCGCATGTAGAACGCAAGCCTCCCAGATAATCTTGGACAGTTGTTTTTAATGCGCCTCTGTATGGAACGCGAATAACTCTGCCTTCAGATGACCTATATGTTGCCATTTCTCCATAATGCTTTTTCATTGCATGTTCGGAACTCATACCATAAAACAATTTATATTTTTTTCCATCTATTTCTTCTATGGTGCCTGGATTTTCATCGTGTCCAGCAAATTGACCACCGACCATAACAAAATCAGCGCCCCCGCCAAACGCCTTTGCTAAATCGCCTGGACAAGTAATACCGCCGTCTCCTATAATTGAACCATTTACACCATGTGCAGCGTCGGCACATTCAATAATTGCAGATAATTGCGGAACACCCACTCCTGTCTTACGACGCGTTAGGCAGGCACTACCAGGACCAATACCAACTTTAACAACATCTACTTTACCATTAATGATCAATTCTTCTACCATCTCCTTTGATGCTACATTTCCAGCTACAATAATTTTATCTGGAAATAATTTACGAATTGTAATAGCATATTCAACCACTCGACTCATATACCCATTTGCAACATCAATACAGATCCACTTTGCTTTGGAAAAATTGACAAGTTCCTGTAATTTCAATAATGATTCTTGTCCTATACCAGTTGAAATCATGAAATATTCGGGATTTAATGGTGCGGTTTCATATCTGGATTTAAAATCATCTAATGTATAGTGTTTATGCAAACAAGTAATCATTTTAAATTGTGATAAAACATCGTATAGTTCAAATGTTCCAGTTGTATCCATATTAGAAGAAATAATCGGCACTCCTGTCCATGTAGCGGTTGTATTGGGGAATGTAACAGTTCTCTCCAACAATACCTGGGAACGACTTGAGATAGTAGTTCTCTTTGGTTGAATTAGAACATCTTTAAAATCTAATTGAGGGGTGTAATCAATACGCATATACAAATACTTTACTAATAATATTTAACTTGTTTTGGTAAAATATTATTTGATTTAAACAAAAATATAAATTTATACTTTGGTTTATAGTTATTTTATGTAAGTTTAAATTTTTGTTGTTTTATTATTTTTCTTTTTCTTTTTCCTTTTTCTTTGTGGTTTGCTTTCAATATTTATTGTTCTGCCGCGATACATGCTTTATTAATTTCATTTTGATTAAAGTCGGAATTCATACAATACATCAACA